CACTGTCACCTTGTACAGCCCGCTGGCCCTTGCCGTGTAGCTGGGGTGGGTGTATTTGTTTGCCCCGGCTGTTACCCCGTCCAGCTTTGTTTTATCCGCCGCGCTCATCAGGCCCTCTGCGCTTGTTGTGGCGGCGCTGTATGTGGTATCGCTTTCCGGTATTCCCAGCGCCGTAATGTCGCTTTTAGCCACGGCTGTCGCCGCGCTCACATGGCCGGTGCCGTCCACCGTCACCTTGTACAGCCCGCTGGCCCTTGCCGTGTAGCTGGGGTGGGTGTAGTTGTTGGCGTTTTCGGCAATGCCGTCCAGCTTCGTTTTGTCCGCCGCGCTCATCAGGCCGTTTGTGCTTTGCGTTGCCACAGCGCTCGGCTTTGCTTCAATGGCACTTTTGGCTGCCGCTTCTGCGCTGGCTGCCGCCGCCTCCGCCTTGCTTACGGCGGTTTGGCTGGCTGTTTCCGCGGCGGCCCTGTCTGCCGCTGCGGCTGTCGCGCTGGTTTTGGCCTGCCCGGCATAGTATTCGGCGTTGTCCGCATCCTCTCCGGTTCGGGTCCCTGTTCCGCCCGCCGCCCAGCTTTCGGCGCGCACCGCTGCGTTCCCTGCGCTTTTGGCGTCCGCGTCTGCCTGCACGGCACTCTGGGCGGCCTGCACGGCATAGGCCTGTGCCTGCCGCCTGTCGTCGCCGCTGTCCAGCCCGCAGCCCAAAACCTCGCTCAGCGGGTCCGGCACACTGCTGGTCAATCCGTCTGCTTGTGTTGCCATATCATATACCTCTTGTTACAATCGCGTTGATCGCCGTCAAACCACTCGGCAGGCCAGTCAGTTTTCCGTTGCTGATGCTTAGGCTCAAACTGGTACTGCTTGGGCTGCCGTATATGGCGCCCTTGTGGTACTTGTCGCCCTCAAACGCGACCAGGCTCGTAGTCTGCTGGCCCCAGCCGCCGGAACTGGTCATGGTGCCGTAGCCCCAAATTTTGATTGCCCCGTCAGTGCGCTTAAAACTAACGCTGGGGTTGGTGTTCGTAATGGCATAAGCCTCAACGTTGTTATTGCTTTCGGCAGGCTCCGCAGTACCGGTAACTTTGGCCCCCTGCACATAGGCAGTTTTGCCTTTAGCAATATCCGCTGCCGTTGCCGTAGCGTCGCCGGTATCAGCATCGTTGGTGTTGGTACCGGTGAGCTTCAGCCCGGCTTTGCTGGTAAATGTTTTGCCGGAAGTCACGTCCGCAGCGGTAGCGTCGCCAAAATTAGAGAGCATAGCCTGAGCTCTTACACGGGCTCCGTTTTTAATGAGCATGCCATTTTTGCCAGGGTCTAAGTAGTAATAGATGTAACTTGTGTTGTCGGACGTCACCTCAAAGCACGCCCAATAGCACGTTTCTCCATCGGTGTAGGTATCAACTGTACCAGTGACTTTGGCTCCCTGTACATATGCCGTCTTGCCTTTAGCAATATCACTCGCTGTCGCCGTAGCATCGCTGGTATCCACCCCCGTGTCGATCTGCTCCACCAGCGCGGCGTACCCGTCCAGCGTTGTGTCATCCGGCACCGTTACGCCCTTGGCGGTGATCGCCGTGGCAAGGTCGCTTTTCGCCCCGCTTAAGCGGCTGATCTGCGTTTTAATGTTCGTGTCCGCCATCCGCTTCTCCTTTCAGCAGCATCAGATCGCCGCCAGCGCGTCGTAAATATCATCCGTCAGGCTCACGGTGCCGCCGCTCGTGTACCCCGCGGGCACAGCCACGCTCAGGGTCGTCAGGCCGTCAATGGTCAGGCTGGTGGCCCCGTTGTTGGCCATGGTGCCCGTCACCTGGCTGCCGTTCACCCAGGCTTTTTTGCCGCTCAGGATGTTGGCTGCGCTCGCCGCGTCGGTCGTGCTCTCCGTCGTGTCCACATACAGCGCGGGAATGGCCGCCACGCTCACGCTGGAAAGCACCTTGCCGCTGGTCGGGGTCACGGTCTGGGCGCTCTTGGTGGGCGTCACGCTCTTGCTCTCTTTGGTAATGCTCACCTTGCCGCTGCCGCTGTGGTAGCCCTTGGCGATGGTGTAGCTGGTGGTCGTGGTGTCCAGCGTCTTGGTCACAGCGCCGTTGTTGGCCATCGTGCCGGTCAGGGTCTTGCCGGTGCTGTCCACCACGATCTTGCCGGACAGCACATCCGCCGCCGTCGCCGTCACGCTCGAAACGTCCTGGTAGTTGGACGGGATCGCCGCCACCGTCACATCGGACAGGCCATAATAGCCGCTGTCCGGCGTCACGCTCTGCTGGCTCTTGGTCGGCGTCACCTTCTTGCTTTGCAGGTTGTAATTGCCGCCGCCGGAAACGCCGCTCACCGTGCCGCTGCCGTTGTGGTAGCCCTTGGGGATAGTGTAGGTGTCGCCCTCCTGCACCGTCGCGCTCACTGCGCCCTGGTTGGTGATTCCGCTGATGGCGGTGGCCAGCGTGTCCAGGTTGGACGTGCTTTCCGCCATGCCCAGCTCCACCAGCTTGGTGCGGATGGTGTTGCGGTCGTTCTGGATGCGGGTGATCTCGGTCGCAATGTTGGTCTGTGTCGTGTCTGGCATGTTCTATCCTCCTCAAATGGTGCCCAGAAGCACCGCGATGTTGCCCACCTCCACCGCCACGGCGGCGCTGGTCACGGGCAGGGTATTGTCGGTTTCCACGTCGTCGGCGCAGTCCACGCACAAAGCGCCGCTCTCCCATTTCAGGCCGTGGCCAATGCTCAGGCTTCCGCCGGTCTGCACGGCGCCGGTTTTCAGGCTCAGGCTTACCGCCTCGCCGCCGCTCATGCTCATCTGCACGGTTTCACTGCTGTTCAGCAAACTCAGCTTCATGTGATCACCCCGCCCAGCAGTATCCGCTCCACCGGCAGCGCCACAATGTTGCTGGCCAGCGCCGCGCCGGTCGTTGTCACGGCCCGCAGCTGTATTTCCACGTTGCCGCCCTCCTCAAATTTTAAGGTTTCTTCCTGTGTCAGCGTCACCGTCAGGGTCTTGGCGTCATTGTCGGCGGTAATGCTGTCCTCCCGCCGGGTCACTTCCCTCCCGTATCCCTGCCGGAACGTCAAATACAGGCTTACCAGCGTTCCCGGCTCTATGTCCAGCTCAAACACCAGCGTCGGGGTCGTTCCCTGGGTCATACCATACCCTCCTTGCCGGGCTGTTTTTCCGGCTTTTGCGCCGGTGCGCCCGCTTCTGCCTTTATTTTGCCATGCCGCCGTATCCGGGCGCGCCCCCACTTGTCCCGTAAAATCCAAAACGCCCCCGGTTGCCGCTCTCACACGGCCCGCCGGGGGCATCTTTATGCGTTATTGGTTCAGGAGCTTCATTCCCATTTCTTAAAATCGTCCGCCTCGTACACCGTCAGCCCGTCCACCTTCAGCCTGCACAGCATCTCGGCGATCTCCTGCCGCCCGGCCGTGTCCGCCGCCTGGTATCTCGGCTTCATCTCTTTTGTTATGGCGCTGCGGATCGCTGTGCGCAGTTCCTTGGCTGTAGCTTTGCAAAAAAACAAAAAACAGATTGAGAATAGAACAGAAAAATAAAGCGTTTTAATTTTTACCCTATAAATGCAAAAACGGTGATTAAGGCATGATTAAATTTGCCTTAATCACCGTTTTTTGTCCCTACTTGCGTTTGCGGTTTCCGTGGTCTTCCACAATGAGGTTTTTGCCCGTGCGGCGCACCCTGTTGGGCTCATACTCCAGCAAATCGTTCAAATCGCAGTCCAAGGCTTCGCAGATGCGATCCATTTGCTCATAGGTTATACCTTCTGCGTAGTCATTGCAAATGTGTCCGATTGTGTTAGGGCGGATGCCGGTTTCACGGGAAAGTCTGGCTTGCGACCAATGCTTTTCCCCTAGCAAGCGGGAAAGATGATTGCGGATCATCTTATCGCCCCTACAGGCAATCGTATCACTTTCTGGGAAAATGTCCTCTAGAACGATACATTCTACCGATTTTCGTTAGGCATTTCCCTGCGATTTTGTATAATTGCTGATAAGCACCTCATGGAATTCGCCTGTGGAAACACTGGGCAGATTGTTCCGCCGCACCAGCGGCGTGATTTCGCAGTCTTCGTATAACTTACGGACAGCTTCGCAATCATTATATGAAAGCAAAAAGCGCCCGCGAATATTATGTAAAACTCGTGCCAAACGCTCATGGTCAGCGGTGCTGAATGCTGCTTGGTAGTACTTTTCCGTCCCCATATAGGGCGGGTCGCAATAAAATAGAGCGTTTGGGCGGTCGTAGGTGCGAATCAGCTGCTCGAAGTCCAGATGCTCAATTATAACCTTTCGCAGCCGCTCTTGTACGGGCGCAAAAGATGCAGAAATGTTGCCTGCAATCTTAGGCGCAGTCGCAAAAGTACGGCGGTCGCAGCCAAAGCTCATCTTGATTAGGTAGAGACTGCGCGCCGCGCGCTGGATGTCTGTCAGGCCTCTGCAGTCGGTTTGCGCGGCGCTGTCAAAGAACACCTCGCGGGAGTCCGGCAGCAGGGCAAGCTCCGCCGCGACGGCCTCCGGGTGGTATTTAATGCAGCGGTAAATGTTGATTAGACTGCCGTCGGCATCGTTAAATACCTCCATTTGCCTAGTCGGGTCTTTGCCAAACAGCACCCATCCTGCACCTCCGAAGACCTCAATGTAACGGCCAACGTCATCTGGAAATGCCGCCAAAATTTCGCTGCGCAAAGCGCGTTTTCCGCCAATCCATCCGATAAAACTGTTCATGTGCAATCAACCTTTCTGGGGCGATAGGATGATTCGCACAAGAGTATTATTTGTCTGTGGCAATGGTTTGCAGGCGCTTAACAAAATCCGCAATGTAGTTCGAGCCGCGGGACGCGAGGATGCCTGTCAGAATCATGCCAAGCCATGGGACAGCAAACGATACGCCCAATGCATCGTAAACATCCGCACCCGCCGCCATGCACAACGCGCAGCTGATAATCAGCGCTGCCAACTGCGTGGCGGCGGTCTTGCGGTCACCGTCCAGCGCAGCCTTCCCGATGCTCTTTCCAAGCTCAACAAGTCCCTCAACAGTGATGGCCATAACAATAGATAGTGCAATCATACTCATAAAAATCTCCTTATTCTGTCACATACTCCGCTAGGTAAAGTCCCCGGTCAGTCAGCTCCAACGCGGCGCACTTGCGCATAATGAGCCACGCGTCGCCGCTCGACACAGGCCCAATGGTCAAGATCTGCATGATCTGCCCGCCGATCCGCTCGGCCTTGTACAGCCCTGCTTCCACCAGCCCAAGCCCCTGCGCCAGCTTGTACAGCGTCAGTGCATCGCCGCTGGATACGGGGCCAATGGTCAGCTTTTGCAGCGGCAGCGCGTTTGGCTTCGTGTCGGCATCCGGTTCGGCAGTCTTGTGGCCTTGCAGCCCAGCCTGGATCATGATCTGCTCATAGTCCTTGTAGACCTTATTGCAATCCAGATGGCTGCCAAACCCCGGCACGCCCAGCGCGTTGGCGCTGCTGTACTGCCACATTCCATGTGGCAGGGGGCAGGTGCAGGCTGAACCGTACTGCGCGGGCCAGCAGTCGAAGCAGGTCAAAGCCTGCCAGTCCAGGCGATTGCGGATGAAGTCAGTCGAGGCATACAGGATGCCGTAGTAGCCCGCATCCTGCACCTCGCCCAGGAACGCTTCCACCAGCGCGGTGCGCTGCGCGTTGGTCAGGCGCAGGATGCACGGCTCATACTCAATGTCATAGACCACCGGCAGGCACAGATGCTTGCCCTGGATTGCGGCCAGGCAGCAGCGTGCTTCCTGCCGTGCTTCCGCCGGTGTGCTGGCATAACTGTACCAGTACACGCCGTACTGGATGCCCAGCCGTTCGCACTCTGCACTGTTGCGCTCAAACTGCGGGTCAACCTGGTTCTTGTACCGCCCGTACCCCGCGCGCAGCATCGCGTGCGTCACGCCCGCATTTTTGACCGCTTCCCAGTTGATTTTTCCCTGGTGCTTACTGACGTCGATCGCGTTGTAAATTACATCCATGGCGATTCCTTTCTTTTTTTTGCAAAACAAAAGGCCCTCCGCCCCGGTCGGGGGGGCGGAGAAGCCGCGAAACGATTTTGTGAGTTGTCCTTATATCCAGCGGTAATGGGGCTTGTCCTCGCCGTAGAGTTGCCAGCGCAGCCAGTCATCCAGCAAGATGGCGGCAGCGGACACGACGATCCACGCGGCGGAAAACGGCAGGCAGATCTGCCCCATCAGGTTGAACGGCATATCTGTGTAGTCCCACACGCCCAGCCCAAGCCAGAGGTTGAGCACGCACCCGGCGGCGAACTCGGCAGCCGTGACCATTGCCGCACCAAGCAGGCATTGCCCCCAGAACGGCATTTCCCACGGCAGCCACTCGTTCAGGCCGCCAAGCAAAAGAAAAAGGACGCCGCCCAAAATGGGCATCGTCCAGTGTACGGGGAGCGTCCCCGCAAAGTATCTCCAGTGCAGCTCGATCTCAAAATAGGCTATCGCGCCGACGGCAAACAGCGCCGCGTGCTTACTCAGCCGCCACATCCGCTGTCTCCTGCTGTGCCAGCAGCGCCCGCAGCACGTCCGTTCGGTATGCTTCCGGGATGTCCATGCCGTAGGTCACGCCGCGCAGCTCGGTCACGGTCTCCAGCGCCAAAATGTAGCCGCGCAGGGCGTTGAAATAGCTTTCCTGGTACAGCTTCCACCGGGTTGCGGCATCCGCAATCCGGCCAAAGTCTGCGGCGGAATAGTAAGAACATTCCTCGCCGTCGGCGTGGTATGGGACGCTATCGGCCCCAGAGGCCACACGCCCCTGCAAGCTCAATAAATTCAACTGGTCTTCCAGCGTCAAAGAAAAATGCTTCGTTTCTCCGCCGGTCAGCGTCACGTCCACGCCGCCCACAATGGCTGCGTTGCAGGTCGCCGACATCTGTGCCACGGTCTCGGTGCGCACGTCCTCCACGCTCTGCGCTTTGGTTCCGGGCGTGTACTCCCACCACGCTTCAAAATCCGCTGCAATATCCTCTGCACTCACGGTGCCGGGCACGCGAATTTGGCGTTCCTCGCACTGCCAGCAGGTGGCGACGTCGCCGTTTTCGCCAGTTGTTTCCGATTCGGCGATGCTTTTTCGCAGAATTACATCGGTCTCGCTGCCCAGCGGGAAAACTTCTATTTCGGTAGGCCTTTCGGTGTATTGTTCAGCCATTATGCTGCCTCCAATCTCAGCTTGTGCAGTTGCTTGCCCCGCCAGGAGGCGGAGCGCTTGGCTGCTTTTATCAGTTTGTATACGTTATATTTGGTGCAAAAGCCCCGGCTGTCGCTGTGCTTGATTTCGCCCCACTGGCTCAAAATCCGTTGGGCGCGCCACCATGGCACATAGCCCAGGGTGTCCAGGTTCCGTTGGGCGCGCAGAATTGCCCGCCGCAGCCGTACAAAATTGCGGCCCCGGATAATGGTATAGGTGCGGCGCACCACATACCCCATCATATCCAGCCCAGGGGTCCTCTGGCGGCTACCCTTGCGGCGGCGGTTCCGCTGCTGGCGCTCCTGTACAAACGATGCAAAATGCACGATTTGCCAGGCGCTCTTGATGGTCAGCCCCAAGGTTTCTTTGGCCCAGCGCGTGGTGTCCCGCATCACCTTTTCCAAGTTGGATATGCGGCCATATACCGTGATGTCATCCGCATAGCAGGTGATGGCCAGCACCATCTTCAGGCTTTTGTCGCGGCGCACCTTGCGGTGGCTCAGGATGTAGCGCAAAACATAGCTCATCACATAATTAAACAGCCAGCAGGGCAGGTAGCCACCGATCAGTAGCACCCCATCTGGGTAGTTCGCCATGATGGCCTCCACCAGCCACAGCAGCACCTTGTTTTTGCCAATGTCCCGGCGCAGCAGGGTCATAACGCACTCCACCGTGGTGGAGGGGTACGCCTTTCGCACATCACACTTGGCAGCATCGGTTTTGTGATGCAATGCCCGGCGCAGAATACGTTCGTTTTGCCGCTTGCCCTTGATTTGGCCCTTGCCCGGCAGGCTGCCATACTGGATGGGCAGCAGCTTGGCCCGGAACAGCGGGTCCAACGCACCCTTGGCAATGTACTCAAATACCTGTTGCTTGGGGCTTTCCTCGCAAATATCCCGCAGCTTGCCATTTTCCCGCAGCTGGAACTGCCGTACAGGCTCAAAGTGTACATCTCGCGCCAGAATATCTGCCTGGGCCTGCTCGGCCACCGCGTCAATGGCATCCAGCGTTTTGCTGCAGCTTTGGTCCTGTATTTCCTGCTTCAGTTCTGCTTTTGTGATTTTCCCGGTTGAAATCAATAGTTTTTGGAATCTTCCTTTTGACCTTTTTCCAATAAAGCACAGATGCACTTGCTGCCGGATAAACTCCAAATCCTCAACATTTACATCTGCCGGTTTACAGTAGGTCTTCACCAGTTTCACCTCTTGGTTTGTGTCTTCGGTGGCGTTCGCCACAGCTACTAGCCTCCGCTGGTTTCAGCACAATTTTCCCGATAGGGGCGGAATATACGGCGCAATATATATTTTCGGTGCAAGGGGCACTTTGCCCCCAAACTAAGCCAGGCGAGCCAGCAGACCCGTTCCAGTTACTGTTACCTGTTGAATTGTTAGAATTGCGCGCGGGCAACCCCGCATTACCATTGTTATTAAGGTTGCAGCAGGCCCACGCGGCACGGACCCCACTCCCACCCCAAGAGCAGAAGGTGAAAACAGCAACTAACTCAAGAAAGCTGACGAATACGCCGTACATCCCACAGGAATTATACCATATTCCTGATGCTTGAAAAAACCCAAAATCAAAAATCTATAAACGGCTGCCGCTTCGCGGCAGCCGTTGGGGCCGTTCCACAGTGGGTGCGTGCCTGATTTGTCTGGGTGACAATGGGGCTTGCGCCCCCTCTTGCCCCGGCTGCGCCGGAAACGCCAGAATAGCGCGCGGGCAACCCCGCACTACCAACGTTATTAAGGTCGCAGCAGGCCCACGCGGCACGGACCCCACTCGTTGCCAGACCAACGTAGAAGCCAGCCTTACACCCGGTACCGCTACCGGCTACCGTGCTAACGGTATCCGGCCACAGAACTGCTTTATCCTCTGCCACTGCCGTATCCTCAATGTACTGCCAGCCGCTGCTGCTCCCAGCGGGGAACACCAGCGTCAAATCCTCTTGCTTGGTGTAATCGCTGGTAATGCTGCTGCCGTTCACCTTGCTTTGGTCGTGGCAGGTGTAGCAATCAAAGGTGTAGTTGCCATCCGCATCCGTGCCCCACTGCCACAGCTCATCACTAATAATTAGGTATGCGCCAATTTGGAACTCGGTGCGCTGTATCAGCCCCGGTTCTTTTCCTGTGGTGGGGCTGTACCGGCTGCCGTCATAGCCCTGCACCGTATCGTTCCAACCGCTCCAGTACGGCATAGTGGAGATGTAGGTGTCGGTGGTTATGTCAAATGGCGTCTCTGTGTCCAGGTTTACAGCTTTATAAGCAGTGCCATCTACCGTTACATCTGTGATACTCTTAATGCGCACGTTTTTGGCCAGCTTGTACATACTGGCTGTACCGCGATCGGTACTGGTGCCCGTCCCGGTATCGCCCACAATGACGCTGCTGCCGACAAAGAGATTTTTCGCCTGCGTGGCGGTCAGCAGCACGCGGGTTACACAGGTCTCAGCTGCGGCAGCCTTATACTGGTAATTGTACGCCGTGCAGCCTTCAATCGTGCCGGAGTTGCCCTTGCGCGCGTACTTCAGCCGGATCATGGCAAGCTGCCACTTGATCAGGTTGCCGCTCGCGCCGCTGTACTGCGACCCGCGGGCGCGCCATTTGGCGACGTCTGTGTTATGGCTGCTGTAATTGAGCGGCGGCAAGCCCGTGCCGCAGGTGACGTTACCGTCGGCATCCAGCCCCGCTGCATAGGCCGGGTTGCCGATGTAGGCGTGGACTTTGCCCGTGCGGTCAGTGCCCTGCGGCCATGTGTCATAGCCTGTGGCGGGGCGGCATTGCATTTTGAAGTAGCGGTAACCATCCTCGTTCCACTCGCGGGTGTATGTATTTTTTTGCAGCGCCCAGCACAGGTGTGTGCCGCCGCGTACCTCGTCATAGCTGTCGATAAACTCGACGGCATAGATGGTGTGGCTGCCGTCTGCGGCCTTCTCGGCGGCCACAAGGACGCTCCAAAACTGCGGCAGGTGCGCAAAGTCGTCCTGTTCTGCTGTTGTCTCGGTGCTTGGGGTACAGGTAAGCCTCGCGCTGTCGTCCGTCAGCTCGCCGATGGCCGTCTCGCTTGTGGGAAATAGTGGAAACTTCACGCCGTGCACGCGGTCATCGTCCAGCACAGTGCCGAACCAGCGCTCTAAAAGTTCGTTGCGGGTGGTGGTGCCTTCCGTCCAGTTGGCCCGCCACCACTGTACAAACAGGCCGTTCACTTCGGCCACTGTGCTGGCGTTGTTCACCAGCGCGTTGTACATTTGGTCGATGGCTGCTGTGCTGCCGCTGGCCAGCACGCTGGCTTTGTGGACGGCCACAAGCTCCGCCTGCATCTTTTGCATCGTGCTGTCCCGCACTAAGTCAACTACTTGCGTTGACATGGTTTTGCCCTCCTTAGTCTGTGTCTGTTGTATAGATCATGGATAAATGACCGTCGCTTTTGTCCACTGCCCAGCCGATGTTTACCAGCCCGGCATAGCCCGCCGCTTCCAGCGCACTTGCGGCTGCTGCCTTCATGCTAGCCGCTGCCTCGTCCGCGCTGGCCTTGGCGTTGGCCTCGCTCGTCGCGGCGGCGGTTTTGCTGTCGGCTGCGGTGGTAGCGCTGCCTGCGGCAGAGTTCGCGCTGCTCGCCGCCGCGCTGGCGCTCTTGGCCGCAGCATCGGCACTGGTTTTGGCGTTGCTCTCACTTGTGGCCGCTGCCGTTTTACTGGTGGCCGCGGCGCTGGCGCTGTTAGCCGCCTCCGCTTTACTGGCAGAGGCTGCGTCCGCGCTGGATTTCGCGCTTTTTTCGCTGTCGGCGGCAGCTGAGGCTGACGCTGCCGCCGCCTCGGCGCTTTTGGCGCTGGCATCCGCGTTGGTTTTGGCGTTGGTCTCACTGACCGCGGCATTGGACTCACTGGCCGCTGCCGCCGCTTGGCTGGCAGCACTGGCAGCGGCGCTTTCTGCCGCTGCGGACTCGCTACCAGCTGCAGCGCTTGCACTTTTGGCAGCGGCCTCGGCACTGCTCTGTGCGTTATCCTTTGCGGCGTCCGCCTCGCCTTCGGCAGCCTCGGACGCCTGCTGGCTTTTTTGCGCGGCAGCCTCGGACGCTTTGGCCGCCTGTTGGCTGTCCGCCGCCATCTCGGCACTCTTGGCCGCAGCATCGGCGCTGGCACTTGCGTTGCCCTCGCTGGTCGCCGCTGCCGTTTTGCTGGCAGAGGCCGCATCCGCGTTTTCGGCCGCCGCGCTGGCGCTCTTGGCTGCCGCGTCCGCACTTTGGGCCGCGACCTGCGCGTTGCTGCCGGTCTGCGTCAAGAGCTGCTCCAGCAGGCTTGGCGTGGCGGTACTCTCAGTGCCGCCGGTCGGTGCGTGGTCGCGCACCGTGTAGCGCACATCCGCGCTGATAATTTTTTCGTTGTCGGCTAAGCCCTCAAACACAACTCGGCCCGTCTGCGTTGGCCGGTTCGTCGCTTCCGGCGGCACGGTCAGCAGGCCGTCCGTACCCAGCGCCACGCGAATGCCAGGCGTGTCCCAGTGGTCGGGAGGATAGGTCGGCCAAAAGGTCGCCGTCACCAAAGTACAAACATCCCACGGCTCGGCTAAAGTTACCTGGATGGTTTCATGCCCATAGCTGCCCCAGGTGCCAAGGGCGATTTTTCCGGTCGCACTCTGCCCGCTTTCAGACGCGGCCTGCGCGTCATAGCCAGACAGGGTGATCTGCCAGATGGATGCCATGGAGTTCACCTCTTTCTCGTTACGTCATCAGTCGGCGCGCTTTCGGTCTGGTCGCCCTTGCTCCGCGCCTGCGTCATCCGCGCGATTGCGAGGTTAGCCTGTGCCGTCGCGTCCTGTTTCTTCGGCTCTTCGTCCGCGTCCTGCTGCATCTGCGCGCGCACGGCCTGCAAAATGTTTTCCAGCACCAGCTCGTCCACTGCCAGGCTGAACCCGTACCGGTTGAACGTGCCCTCCACGTCCCTCCGCAGGTCATGCACGCGCTTGTCAATGCTCTTCATCTCAGCCCTCCAAATGCGCCGCCGCGTCGGTGCGGATGGTGGCGATCGCCGTCAGCACGTCCTCGTCCAGTACAACGTAGTTCTTGCGGTTGTTG